CCTGCCGCAATCAAGGCGGACAAGAGCGTGCTGAAGTACCCGAAGGGGAGTCAGGCGCAGTACGTGACGTGGATGCAGGCGGTGGATTCGCTGAAGTTCCACGTGACGGAGTTGCGCCAGATATTCTTCACGCAGTTGCAGTTGCCCGACTGGTCGTTCGACAACATGAAGGCAGTCCCGCAGAGCGGGGAGAGCATGAAGCAGATGTTCATCGACGCGGTGTTGAAGGTCGGGGACGAGGAGGGACGTCTGGTGGAAGGTTTCGACCGGGAGATAAACGTGGTGAAGGCGTTCATGAAGAAGATGTACCCCGAGAAGGAGGAGTTGATAGACGAGTTGGAGGTCGACACGGTCATCACGCCGTGCATGTTGGACGCGAGCGAGGAGAACAAGGACGAGGAGGGAGGCGAGATGGTCGACGGGACGAGGCGCAAGGTGGATACCTCGCCGAGCGTGAAGGCGGAATAGTCGGATGCGCGGACGACGCGGGCGAATTGCCTAACAATGGCAACGAGTTAAGCGGAAATCCGCGTGTGCGCTTACATAAATTAACAATTAAACCCATTTTTGCATGAAACAAAAACTAATCGAGGCGTTGGCAACGAAGTTCGGGGTCGACGCGAAAATGTTGGAGGGGATTGCTGAGAGGCTCAGCAAGACCGTGACGACGGACGAGGAAGTGGCAACCGCAGTCGAGGGGGTCACGTTCCAGCATGTGTTGGAGAGCTACGCGGACAAGCGAGCTAACGAGGCAAGCGAGACCGCGAGGAAGAACGCCATCAAGAAGTACGAGGCTCAGTTCGGGCTGAAGGATGGCAAGCCTCTCGAGGACACGGCGAATCAGAAGGAGAAGTCCGACGAGTCCAACAAGGCGGCGGAGAAGGAGGCGGAACACGCCGAGAAACCCGCCGACAAGCCCGAGAATCATCACCAATCGAAACTTTCGGACGAGGTTGCGCAAGTATTGAAGGAGCTGAAGGAGCAGAACAGGGCGCTTTCCGAGCAGGTATCAGCCTTGAACGGGAAGATAGTCGGTTTTGAGAAGAAAGACCTTGCCGCGACACGTCGTGACAGGCTCAACGCTGCCATCTCGAAGCTCACTGACAAGCAGCGGAAGCCTTACGCCCACATCACCCTTGACGGGATGACCGAGGACGAGTTCGAGTCGTTCATATCGGAGGTCACTTCCGACGCCGAGGCGATGGTGGCGGACAACGCGAAGACTGCGAAAGCCCTCGAGGCGGCGTCTCACCGCCCCACGCTCGGCAACATCGAGGTGAACGGGAAGGCGAGCAAGGATGAACTTGACAAGGTGATGAAGGGCATCCATTAGAACATACCAACACAACTTTAATTCATTTAATCATGTCTGTAGCATCTCTTAACTTGAACGGATACGAACTCGAAGGGTTCGATTCCATCATCATTGTGAAGGACCTTACCGACATCCCCGGAGGAGTCACCCTCGACGTTACCAGCGTCACCGCTGACGTCATCCCCGGCGGAACCGTCCTGAAGGTCACCACCGCTACGGGTGCGGTCGCCCCTCTCGGTCAGACCACCCCCGGTACTTATGACGCCCTCAGCGGAGGCGAGGCGTACTACGGTATCCTCAAATATTCCGTGTCGAAGTCTCAGCCTTTCGCCGCCGTCCTTCGCGCTGGCACCGTCAACGCAGGCGCAGCCGCGAACGCGACGGGTGCGGCCATCACCGACACCATCAAGGCAGGTCTGCCCCGCATCGATTTCATCTACTAATCGGAGGAAAGCACTATGGCAACTAAATCACTCTTTTTCCAACTTACCGAGAAATACCTCGAAGGCATAATCGGTCGTATCATCGACAAGTACAACGATGAGTATCAGCAGCAGACCTATCTGCATCTCACCATGCTTCAGGAGGAATACAGTGCGGACCTCATCTGGTCTTCCGCCGAGTTCCAGAACAACATCGTAGCCGCTGACGTGGTCTCGATGGACTCCTCCCTCCCCTTGAAGAAGCGCGACACCCTCAGCACCGCCGTCGGTCGCATCCCGAAGGTTGGTATCAAGTTCTCCCGTGGCGAGAAATTCCTCTCCGACATCGCCGTTATGAGCGCACGTGGCGCTCGCGAGGCGGAGGTCGCCGCCAAGGTCCTCAACGACGTGAGCCGTGCCATCAACGGAATCATCGTAAGGACCGAGATTCTTTTCCAGCAGGGCCTCTCCACCGGTGTCATTCTCGTTGAGGACGCCGACACCCCGGGACTCGGCGTGCGTGCCGACTTCGGGTACAAGGAGAAGAACTTCTTCGCCACCACCCACGGTGCGTGGGGTGAAAGCACCGCCACGCCTCTCGACGACATCCATCAGTTGTTCGACGAGGCGCAGGCCGACGGAAACTCCATCGGTCTCGTGATGCTTTCCAAGAATTACTTCAACAAGCTCCGCAACTCCACTCAGGCCAAGCAGCTCGCCGCCACTTTCGCGGGGCAGGTAATCGTCAGCCTTGACAACCTCATGACCCCGAGCCGCGAGGTGATGCTCAACGCCCTTGCAGACGAGTTCGGCGCACAGTTCCGCATCGTTGACTCCTCGTTCCGCGTGGAGGAGAAGGACGGCACCACCAAGAACGTCAAGCCTTGGGCCGACGCCAACGTGGTCGCCCTTCCTTCCGAGAACGTCGGACGTCTCGTCTACGGTTCGCTCGCAGAGGAGTCCCGTCCCGTGAACGACGTCACCTACGTGAAGGCTGGCAGCCACATCCTCGTCGCCGAGTTCGGTGAGACCGACCCCCTGCGTGAGTTCACATCCGCGCAGTCGCTCTGCCTCCCCGTCATCGACAACGCCCAGTCCATCTACGTGCTCGAGGCGGACAAAGGCCCTATCAGCCTTGACCCCTCATCCCTCGAGTTCTCCGCCGCGGGCGCTACCAAGACCGTAGCCGCGTCGAGCGTCAACGAGGGTGACATCTCCGTGTCCGTACCCGAGACCGACGCCTCATGGCTCTCCGCCGCCATCAGTGACGGAACCATCAGCGTGACCGCCGCCGCCAACAACGGCTCAGGCGCCACCGCCCGCGAGGGAACCGTAAAGGTGGAAGACGCCGCTGGCAACAAGGCAGAAATCGCAGTGTCTCAGGCCGCCTAATCTGATTGCGCACGATGACAATCCGCGAGGCACTTCTCGGCATATCGGCCTACCCGATTCCGCTTCGTACCGTCGAGGCCACCGCTCTGCGAAGGGCGGTGGACCTTGACGCGGAGGCGAGGGACATGATTCTCGACGACCCCGCGTACCGCTTGTGCGTCGCCGACTTGTACGTGTGGCTCTACTTCGCCCCCAACGTGGGGCAAGGGGGGCAGTCGTACTCGTTCACCGACAGCCAGCGCGAGTGGTGGAAACGGCAGGCGATGGCCATCTATGACGAGTTGGACGACCCCGCGTTGTCAGCGTTGAAGACGCAGTACGGATACATGGGCAGCAGGCTATAAATCACGAAGATGATTATTCCCAACGGAACGGTAGAGTTCATTGCGAACAGCGGCGGCGGGATTGACGCCGACGGTTACCCCGTCGAGTCGGTCAAGTCGTACGGTCCGCCCGTTCCGTGCCAGTACAAGGCGAATAACCACAATTCCCTCGGCAAGACCAACGGCGAGACGTTCACGAGGGCGTCCTATTGGATTCTCATAGAATGGCTCGAGCCCACCCCTGGACTCACGGAGCTGTTGCGTCTGAAAAGCAGGTCGGGCAGGGTCGTAGGAGAGTTCCCCGTCCTTCAGTTCGACCCTCTCGAGGCGGTGTGTCAGATGCGCATAATCGTTTAACGGCATGGCTTCAAGCAACACATTGTCATCCATGTACGACCTTCAGGAGAAGGCTATGGAAATTGCGAGGAGGAGGGTCATTCAGTCCTTCTCCCGCATCGGGGACGAATGCGTGTCGGAAGCGGTCGAGAGCGGCAACTACACCGACAGGACGTGCAACCTCCGAAGTTCGATTGGCTACATGGTGGCCGATGAGGGGGAGATAGTCGCGGAGGGCGGGTTTTGGAATCTCGGGGGAGACGAGGGTCCTGCCGCGGGGCGCGAGAAGGCGTCCGAGTTGGCGGGGAGGAGCAGGGGGTTGTCCCTTGTGCTCGTCGCGGGGATGCCTTACGCCCAGTACGTGGCCGACAAGGGATTCAACGTGATTGACAGCGCGGAGATATTGGCAAGGCAACTCGTTTCACAACTATCACGGAATTAGGGCAGGATGAAGACCGGGCATCAGGTACAGACAGACGTGTTCAGCATGCTGAAGGGCAGTGCGCTCGTCGGCGGGCTTTCCGGGGGTCTCTACCGTCAGGGGTTGCGTCCGCGCGACAGCAAGGTCGAGGACTGCATCGTGATATTCACCACCGCTGACGCGGAACAGGTGCAGGAGGGAGTCGTGACGATTAACGTCTACGTCCCTGACATCTACCCGTACGCGAACAGCGTCCCGGTGGAGAACGTGCAACGTTGTGAGGCTATCGAGGGGTTGTTGCAGGAATGGGTGGAGGAACACGCCGCAACTACGGACTACTATTTCTCGTTGAAGTCGGCGGTCCACACGCAGCGTGACGAGGAAATCCACCAGTCGTTTGTCGTCGCCCGCCTATCGTTCCGAATACTTGATTTATTAACAAACTAATACTTAATGACTTATGGCTGTATTATCTTGGGGTAAACCCACAGTATCGATTGCACCTTACGTTCAGGGCGTGCTTCCTGACTCCCCCTCGTGGTCCAATCTGCCCGAAATTCAGCAGGGTACGGCCCAGCTCCAGACCGAGCAGGGAGAGAAGACGGAAGCCCTTGACGAAGGAGGTGAGATGGTGGACGTCCGATTCGCGAAGAACAAGTACACATTCAGTTGCGCGTTGTTCATCAAGAAGGGCGACTCCAAACCCATCGAGGACCACGACGGAATCATCACGACCAACTACGCTCTGAAACTCGTTCCTGAGGACTCGGCCACGGTGGGATTCTACCTCCCGAAGACTTCGGTTCAGATTCAGGAGTCTTGGTCGTCTGCCGACGGCGGACTATGGACTCTGACGTTCAGCGCCTTGAAACCCGCGAGCGGGGACATGCTCCAGCGTCTCCCCGGCGGTGGCGGTTCTGGCTCTGGTTCTGGCTCGGGCACAAGCTCGTAGTTCTTCCACGGCCCTTGTCCGTGGGGCGAATCACGGACGTTCCCGCAGGGTGGTCCAATAGGCAGGGCACGGTGTTATGGTGTTGACCGGAAGGGCGTTCGAATCGTCCCCCTCGCGGCTAATAAGTAACATACTCGTATGGGTAAGAAGATTAACGAAAGAATCGGCGATACCATCCTCCAAAACGGCAAGGAGGTGACGGTCTGCGGCAAGACGTACACCGTCGCCCCTCCCTCGTGCGCGACCTTGATAGAGGTCTCGAAGCGCATTCCCGAAGTTCCGTACGTCGAGTTGATGGGGGACATGAACCAAGAGGTCCTCGCGATGGCGAAGGACAGCAGGCCCCTTTTCGAACAAGTGGCGGTGCTGATACTCGGCGCGAAGGCGCTGCGTGACGACAATCCACCGTTGAAGGGCATATTCAGGAGGAGGCGGAAGACGAGGCTTGCGTCGTTGACGGACGACCTCATGTACGAACTCTCGCCGAAGGAGGCCAACAAGTTGAGGGGCGAGTTGTTGTCGATGATGGAGGTGCAGGATTTTTTCGAATTTGCCGCTTCCCTGCAAGAAGTGAGTCTGATTCAGAGGACGAGGGGAGCGGAAATGACAGCGTTTGGGCTATAGCCGCGGGATTCGTCAAGACGTTCGGGTGTTCATTCGAGGAGGCGCTGTACGACATCAGTTACGCGAACGTGTTGCTCTACATGCGGACGTTGCCCGACTACTCGTACGAGAGCGAGAAACGGAAGGAGAAACGCGGGGAAGGACGGGGGCACGAGCGGTTGGACGCCGATGACCCGAAGAACAATGATAGGATAGAAAAAATACTGTTCGGCAATGGCTGACGACAATCTCATAATCCAAAGTGAACTTCGCCTCAACATCCAAGAGGCTGAGGCTAAAATTGCAAGGATAAAGCGTCAGCTTGCCGACGCGATAGAGTCGAAGAACAGGTCAGGCGGAAACGTGTCGCCTCTCCTTCAGCAGAGGATTGACTCTCTCTTGAACTTGTTGAAGCAGACCGAGGCGGAGGCGGACGCGACGAGGCGTCAGCTGACGCGCATGGGCACTGACGGGGCAAGCAGCATTTCCACTGCGGACAAGGCGGCGGCGGGGCTCGCGAAGACGATGGCGACGATATTCTCCGTGGGGATGGCGAAGTCGTTCATCTCGAGGATAATGAGCGTGCGCGGCGAGTTCCAGCAGCTCGAGATTGCGTTCGAGACCATGCTCGGCAACAAGGAGAAGGCGGACAAGTTGATGTCTGACGCGGTGCAGTTGGCCGCGAAGACTCCCTTCGATTTGCAGGGCGTCGCGGCGGGCGCGAAGTCCCTCCTCGCGTTCGGAATGGAGTCGGACAAGGTGATAGAGACGCTCAGGCGCCTCGGTGACGTGTCCGCGGGTCTCAGCCTCCCGCTCGGGCGACTGACGACGATTTTCGGTCAGACGATGGTGAAGGGCAAGTTGCAGACGCGGGACATGCTCAGGTACCAGCAGGCGGGCGTTCCGATTCTCGACGAACTCGCCAAGATGTACAACAAGACCACGAACGAGGTGCGTGCCATGGTGACCGCGGGAAAGGTCGGTTTCGCGGACGTGGAGAAGATGTTCAAGCGCATGACCGACGAGGGCGGGCGATTCGCGAACCTCATGGAGAAGCAGTCCGCGTCCATCACGGGGCGCATGTCGAACATAAGGGACGCCATCGACGTCATGTTCAACGAAATCGGGCAGAAGACGGAAGGCCCTATCAATTCTGCGCTCGAACTTACGGGCAAGCTCATCGAGAACTATGAGAAGGTCGGCAAGGCGATTGCGATTGTTACGGCGGCTTACGGGCTTGAACGTGCCGCCTTGATGGTCTATATCGCGTTGAAGAATCGAGCGAACGCTGCGACGGCAGTGGGAACGGCGGCGAAGTTGAAGGAGGCACTTGCTTCCGAGACTGCGGCAAAGGCTCAGATGGGACTCAACAAGGCGTTGCTCGCCAATCCTTACGTAATGGTAGGGGCGGCGGTAGCGGCTCTTGGAGTGCAGCTTTACAAGATGTTCACCCACGTGTCCGAGGCGGAGAAGGCGGCCCAGAAGTTGGCGGGGGCGTCGAATCTTGTAGACGAGGAGGCGACGAAGGAACTCGCCACACTCGAAAGGCTGAGGGCTCAGCTGAATGCGTCCGAAAAAGGCACTAAATCGTATGCTAACGCAAAGGCAGAGATAATCAAGCAGTTCAGCAAGTACGACGCCAACTTGAAGGAAGAGATTGGGAACATCAACAAGGAGGCGGACGCTTTCGACCGATTGGCTGTGAGCATACGAAACGCCGCAAAGATGCGGGTGTATGATTCCTATGTTAAATCGACGACTGACGCGCTTACGAAGGAGGTATCGGGCACCGTCACCGAGTTGACCAAAAAGATA